AAGAATACAGAAAGGGGACAAGAACCCATTCGATAATTTATATGACGCTAGTTATTATGTTTCAGGTCACATCTGGGACTCAATAGATGGAGTCATTGGTTCTGCTAGGAAGGTGATGGATTATGTAAAGGACATTGGTGCTTTGTATAGTTCTGTTAACCAACCTATGGAATGGGTCACTCCCACAAACTTCTTAGTTAGACAAGCTTACCCAGATACAAAGGGTAGACAAATCAAGACTAAGATTGATGGCAGTATTATGGTGGTAAAACACCACACTGAAATTGAAGGAAAGATTAACAAGTCCAAGACAAGGACAGGTGCTAGTCCAAACTTCATTCACAGTTTAGATGCTGCCCACCTCACCATAACTATCAACAGATGTCGTGAATTAGGTTTAAAGGAATTTGCGATGGTACACGACAGTTATGGTACTCATACAACCCACATGAATCAGATGAGTGAAATACTCAGAGAATCTTTTGTTGATATGTATGAGCAACATGATGTATTAGAAGACTTACGATTACACGCGTGTAATATCCTCGGTACAGAAGATGTACCAAAACCACCTGAAAGGGGGTCATTGGATTTACGTAACGTATTGAAAAGTAAGTACTTTTTTGCATGAGTTTAACCATCACCCTATTGCTAGAAATAGCATTAGTTACACTCAAGGAGAAACTAAAATATGAGTAAAAATATCCACATTTTAGAGGGTAAGGCTATGTGGGCGAAAGTCCATGAACCAGATACTAAATTTGTCTCTACTGGCGAATATAGTATTGATGTCATTATCCCTGAAGAAAAAAGTGAAGAGCTTTGTGAGTACCTAGAAGGCTTAATTCAAGCTAGGCTAGATGAAGAGGTCAAGGCGAACCCTGCAAAGGGTAAGAACCTGTCCACTCGCTCTGTACGTGAAAAACATGTTGACCAGAATGGCAATGAGACTGGTGAGCTAAAGTTTAAAACTAAACTGAAAGCCCAGGTTCAATCTCGTGATGGTCGTATCTATGAACAGAAACCTGTTGTCGTTGATGCGAAACGCAACCCCGTAACCGAGAAAACTTTGATTGGTAATGGGTCTACTGTGAAAGTGGCATTCGAGCCAATTCCATACGTCATGGCAAGCACCAAGCAAGTCGGAGTGTCACTTCGTCTGAAAGGTGTGCAGGTCATTGACCTCGTTGAGTATGGCAGCAAGGGTTCAATGTTTGATGAAGAGGATGGTTTCGAGATTAATCCTGAAGCAGCAATCTTTAATGAGACATCAAATGCCCAAGCAGTTGAAGGGGACTTTTGAAGAACGGGTCATCGGTAAACTGGAAGCACAGGGAGTTGAATACGAATATGAACCTCATACACTTCAATATTTCGTTGAACGCTCCTATGTCCCAGACCTCAAAATCGGTGACGTATATATAGAAATGAAAGGATACTTTCGACAAGACGCACAAAGGAAAATGAAAGCTATTAAAGCACAGCACCCAGACCTAGACATTAGGTTCTTATTTCAAAGAGCAAACAGTCCAGTACAAGGGGCTAAGAAACGCAAAGACGGGTCAAAAATGACCTGCTCTGAGTGGGCTGACCGCTACAAGTTCCAATGGGCAGAAGGAGAAATTATTCCGAAGGAGTGGTTAAATGGATAACGTCTGGGAAAAAGTTTTCAATTTATTAGTTGATATAATTTTGGATGATGAAGAGTCATTTTCAGATGAAGAAGTATTGCAATTAAGAGATGCGTTTCAACGTATCGCATTTAAATTAGACATAACAGAAGACGTTAGCGAGGAAGACTGATGGACGAACACACTCAGGATAGCGAACACTTGTTTAAAGAACCTTGCGATGATTGCGGGAGCAGTGACGCTAAGGGTGTTTATTCAGACGGTCATACTTATTGTTTTTCATGCCAAACATACACTAAAGGAGAAACCCCTACAGTGGACACTAGAACACAGCCTGTTGAATTTAACGTTGTTAACGGTGAGTACAAAGCTCTTACTAAACGTAAGTTAACTTTAGAGACATGTAAGTTCTGGGGTTACAAGGTTGGAATGGTTGCAGGCACCCCCGTGCAAGTAGCAAACTACTATGACAATCATCATAATCTTGTTGGTCAGAAAATACGTTTCCCAAATAAAGACTTTTCTTATCTTGGTGAAAGCAAGAAAGCAGGTTTGTTTGGTCAACACCTATGGCGTGATGGTGGCAACATGGTCATCATTACTGAAGGTGAGATTGATGCAATGAGTATGTCTCAAGTCTTAGAACATCGCTATCCTGTAGTGTCTGTTCGTACTGGTGCAGGTGGAGCTAAACGCGACATCGCCCGTAGTATTGAATGGCTAGAGAAATTTAAAACTGTCTTATTCATGTTCGACCAAGATGAACATGGTAAGAAAGCTGCACAAGAGTGTTCTTTATTATTAACTCCTGGTAAAGCAAAAATAGCAAGACTCCCTCTCAAGGATGCAAATGAAATGCTCGTTGCGGGAAGAGTCAAAGAACTTCTTGATGCACAGTGGGAAGCAAAACCGTTTAGACCAGACGGTATTGTCCCTGGTGATGAACTCTGGGATATAATTATTTCAGATGATGATGCCGAAAGCATCCCTTATCCGTTTGAAGGTCTTAACTCCAAAACACACGGGATTAGAAAGGGTGAGCTTGTAACAATCACAGCAGGTAGTGGGATAGGAAAATCCTCCCTTACTAGAGAGATTGCATACAAGCTAATCAAAGATGGTCTATCGGTTGGTTATATAGCTCTAGAAGAAAATAATAAGCACACAGGTCGTGCAATTATGGGACTAGAGTTAAACCAACCATTACATTTATCTACAGACGGAGTGACAAGAGATGAGCTTAGAGACGCTTACACCGCTACCGTGGGCAATGGTCGTGTTTTTCTTTATGACCATTGGGGGTCTACAGATTCCGATAATTTATTACAAAAAATCAGATACTTGGTCAGAGGCTGTGGCTGTGATTACATTATTCTTGACCATCTCAGTATCGTTGTTAGTGGTTTTGATGGCAGTGATGAACGCCGCCTGATTGACAATACAATGACAAAACTTCGTACACTGACGGAAGAAGTACAGTGTGCAATGATATTGGTCTCACAACTTAAGAGACCATCGGGGGACAAAGGACACGAAGAAGGGGCAGTGACTTCACTATCTCAACTTCGGGGTTCCGCAGCGATTGCTCAGTTAAGTGATATGGTTGTGGGTTTGGAGAGAAATCAACAAGACCCAGATAACCCCAACTTAACAACAGTCAGAATTTTGAAGAACCGTTGGAGTGGTGACACAGGGATAGCGTGCCACCTCACGTACAGCAAATCAACAGGACGTATGACAGAGACAATCTTTGAAGAAGAAACTAACGAGGAGATTAATTTTTAAATGTTGTACACAGAGGCAGAATTTAGGAAGGCGTACATCGTCTACCTGATTATGCTCTACGAGTTAGAATCTGAGTCAGGCATTGATTTAGGTGAATACCCATCAGCCGAACAATTCAGATTTATTTATGAACAAGAGCGAAATGCAAGCTTACATTAGTGCGGAGACACAATGAAATATATATTAGATTTAGAAACAGATGGCTTATTAGATACCGTAACCAAGATACATTGTATCGTTTTGCGAGGAGTAGAGAACGACCAAGTTCATGCTTTCTCAGGTGACATGCTAAGTGAAGCTATCCCTTATCTGGAGAATGCAAGTGTTTTAGTAGGGCATAACTTAATAGCTTATGACTTACCTGTTTTAGAGAAGCTTATGGGCTTCAAGTTTAAGAAGGAAGTTATAGATACCCTAGTTTGTTGTAGAACCATTTGGGCAAATGCAATGGAAATTGATGCCCGTAAAGATGAGCTACCAAGAAAACTATGGGGCAGTCACTCACTTAAAGCCTGGGGTTATAGACTAGGTGAATTGAAGGGTGACTTTAATGATGGAACGTCTGAGATTTGGGACGAGTTTACAGAGCAAATGCTCACATACTGTGTGCAAGACACAAAGGTAACAAAGAAACTCTACGAATTTATTCAGACTAAGGAATTTAGTAAAGACGCATTAGATTTAGAACACAGAGTTGCTACCGAAATGTTCAAGCAAGAACAAAGAGGATTTGTGTTCGATGTTGAGAAAGCACAGTTTTTGTTCTCAGAAATAGCAGCACGAAAGTTTGATATAGAACAAGAATTACAGGATACCTTTGAACCAACTATAGTGGAACTCAAAACGAAAACCAAAGTTATCCCATTTAATCCTGCAAGTAGAACTCAGATAGCAGACCGTCTTATGAAGAGAGGTTGGGAACCAACAGAAGTTACCAACACTGGTCAGCCTAAAGTTGATGAGAAAATCTTGGCAGGGATAGATATGCCTGAAGCAAAACTACTTCTTGAATATCTAATGTTGAATAAACGCTTGGGTCAGTTAGCAACTGGTAAACAAGCATGGTTAAAATTAGTTAAAAATGACAAACTACATGGCAGAGTTAATCACATGGGTGCAGTCACATCTAGGTGTACTCACTCAAACCCGAACATGGCGCAGGTACCTGGAGTCCACGCTCCTTATGGTCAGCAGTGTCGTGAGCTTTTTACTGTACACAATTCTTATCGTCTTCTCGGTGCCGATGCTTCTGGTTTGGAGCTTCGCTGCCTTGCCCATTATATGGCTAACTATGACGGTGGAGCGTATGGCAGGGAAATACTGAAGGGTGATATTCACACAGCGAACCAAAAAGCAGCAGGTTTAGAAACACGTAACCAAGCAAAGACATTCATCTATGGATTTCTTTATGGTTCGGGTGATGAAAAGACTGGTCAGATTATTGGCAAAGGAGCTAAGGAAGGTAAAGCAATTAAGAAAAAGTTTCTTGATAAAACACCTGCCTTAAAGAAACTTCGTGAAGCAGTTAACAGAGCAGCAGAACGAGGTTGGATTAAAGGATTGGATGGTCGTAGATTACCAGTCCGACACGCCCACGCAGCACTGAACACATTGTTACAGTCGGCGGGAGCAATCATCTGTAAACGTTGGTATGTAATCATGGAAGATTTATTTCGTGCCAATGGTTACACTGAAGAAGATGTTGCAATAGTGGCGTTTGTCCATGACGAAGTTCAGCTCCAAGTAAGGGAAGAAATTGCTGATGACATTGGGGAGTTAATTTTAAAAGCAATGAAGGATACTGAAATTTATTATGAATTTAAATGCGAACTCGATGCAGAGTACAAAGTCGGACGAAACTGGGCTGACACCCACTAAAGCTGACAGAAAGAAATTTGATTTAGATTTGGCATACGGAAAAGTGAGAGAGCAGAAAGTAGCGGAAATGCTTCAAGACAAAAAGATTGAGGTAAAGTCTGAGCGAGATATTTGGCAGAACACAGGTAACATTTGTATTGAATATGAAAGTTACGGAAAGCCATCTGGTATCAAAGCTACAGAGGCAGACTACTGGTTTCACAACTTATGTTTAGGTAGTGAGACGTATGCCACGATTGTGTTTGAGGTAGACATTCTTAAACGCATTATCGACCGCTTGGATTATGTGAGGTCGGTCTCAGGAGGAGACCACAACGCTTCACGTATGTTTCTTCTTAACCTTCAAAAGCTTTTCTCAACAGACGTTATTAAGGCTTTTCAAACAGAATAGGTACACTGGTGTAATAATATGAATTTAGATACTTTCTTTTTATTAATAATGACGTTCTCGTTTCTTGTGGTGAGCGTAGCCTTCGCCTGCAAGTTCGTGATGGATATGTATCTAGATTACATACAGGTGAAATCTGGCATCAAGGTAATGACCCAGAAGGAAATGGAAGAGGTGATTGAACAAGTTAAAGAGGACAATGATGATGACAACTTTAGTTATTGATGGCGATATAATTGCCTACCAAGTAGCTGCCTCTGCCGAGGTTCCAATCAATTGGGGTGACGGCTTATGGACACTACACGCCCACGAAGACGAAGTAATGGTCAAAGTGGATGATGCTGTTTCAAATCTAATAGAGAAATCTAAAGCTGATAAAGTTGAAGTAGCTCTCTCAGATAAACACAATTTTAGAAAAGACGTAGCGGATTACTACAAAGCAAACCGCAAGAACGTCCGTAGACCAATGCTCCTACAATTCGCAAAAGATTATATGGCGGATGAGTACAACGGAGTGATTTGGAAAAACTTAGAAGCAGACGATGTACTAGGTATCAAGGTTACATCTAGTGATGAGTACATCATTTGGTCTGCCGATAAGGACTTAAAGACCTGTTATGGTCGTCACCTTACTGATGATGGAGAAATTTATGTCGAGGAGAAAGAGGCGGATTATTGGTTTTATACGCAAGTACTTACTGGGGATTCAACCGACAACTACCCAGGATGCCCCAAAGTGGGGGTCAAAACTGCTGAGAAACTTCTTACTGAAGACCCGACTTGGAACAAAGTTGTGGCTACGTTTGCTCGACAAAACCTATCTGAAGAAGTGGCACTAGAGCAGGCACACTTAGCAAGAATACTAAGGAACGGAGAGTATAATTTAAAAACGGGAGAGGTCAGCTTATGGAAACCAACGATGCAGTAAATAGCCCTTCGCACTACAAGGCGGGGAACATAGAAACAATCGACTACATTGTCGATGTATTAGGAGAGTATGACACCATTCATTATTGTCACGGTAACATACTCAAATATCTAGGGTCACGTTTATGGAATAAGAACAACCCCCTCCAAGATGCAAAGAAGGCACGTTGGTATTTAGATAAGATGATTCAATTAATGGAAAGTACAGAAGGAAAGAACTGGTGAATTTAACAAAATTAGAAAAGAAGATTGTTGAGTGGGGATTAGAAAAAGGAATTTTACCCCGCCCAAATGCAATAGCCCAATACTCAAAGACCCTAGAAGAAGTTGAAGAATTAGCAATCGGTATTGACCGAGAAGACATTGATGAAGTCCGAGACGCTATTGGCGACATATTTGTTACACTCGTGATGCAAGCTCAGGCTTGGAACATGACGATGCAAGAATGTGTGGAAGCTGCCTACAACGATATTAAAGGCAGAACTGGTGAAATGGTGGATGGAGTCTTTGTAAAAAATGGGAAGTGAATATTTAGGAATTATTATTAATGAAGAAAATAACAAACATCTTTCAGAGCAAGCCTATGCTCTACTTAAAGACTATTATTGCAGAGATGGAGAAACTCCACAGCAATCCTATGCACGGGCTGCCGTGGCTTATAGCTACGGGGATAAAGCGTTTGCTCAGAGGATTTACAATTACGCTAGTCGTAGTTGGTTTATGTTTGCAAGCCCTGTACTTTCAAATGCTCCACTTCCTGGTGAAGAACCTAAAGGTCTTCCTATCTCGTGTTTCCTCACTTATGTCGGCGATACGCTTGAAAGTCTTATCGCTCACAATTCGGAGGTAGCATGGCTTTCCGTGAAAGGCGGAGGTGTTGGTGGACATTGGTCAGACGTTCGAGGAGTGACCGAGAAGTCCCCAGGAGTGATACCATTCCTAAAAGTGGTAGATGGTCAGATGACCGCCTACAAACAAGGCAAGACAAGAAAGGGTAGCTATGCGTCTTACTTAGACATTAGTCACCCTGACATCATGGAGTTTGTGTCTTTCAAATTACCAACAGGTGGAGATGCAAACCGTAAATGTTTTAACCTATTCAATGCTGTCAATATAACAGACACTTTTATGCGGGCAGTTGAGAAAGGTGAGAGTTGGGATTTAATCGACCCCCATTCAAAAGAAGTAGCCAATACTCTAGACGCTAGAGAACTATGGCAAAGATTATTAGAAGTACGTTTCAGAACTGGCAGCCCATACCTAAACTTTATTGATGCTGCTCGTTTAGCATTACCAGAAGAACAACGTAAGTTAGGTCTAGAGATTTATGGTTCTAACTTATGTAATGAAATTCACCTTCCTACTAATGAGGAGCGTACTGCTGTGTGCTGTCTCTCTTCAGTCAACTTAGAAAAGTTTGATGAGTGGGAAAGTACTCCAATGGTTAAAGACTTAGTGCGTTTACTTGATAACGTATTGTCATTCTTTATTACCCACGCCCCCGATGAATTGCAGAAGGCTAAGTTCTCTGCTGAGAGGG